CATAGCCCAAAGAATCTCAGATGCTGAAGTACGTGGATTTACACGCCGTCTCTTTCTAGGATCTTGATCAGTAGCACCATCTGGCCTGCCAGCTTCTTTTACATCTATCTGATCAGGCTGAACGGTTGGCTGTCTTGGCCTGTTCTTTTGTTCCTGTTTCTTTAGCTTCATATTAATATCAGCCTGTTTGTCCATCTTCTCCAAATCGTTTTTATGGTTTGGATTATGGTAAGGGCTAGCCTTGTCCGGTGCTCTATCTGCCTGACGATTTCTTTCTTCGCGGCTAACTCTAACCTTTTCGATTGTTGGTAGCTCGCCAAATCTTTCTAGTAGAGTCTCATTTGAGATAATGTCACGATCAGCAAGATCAATAAGAAGTTTACGCTCAGTTGTTTCGTCTGAAAGAATAACTGAGTCAAAGTGGATTTGTGCAGGAAGCCTAAAGCCCATAGCCTTCCTTACTATTTCCAACTCTCTTCTCCAGAAGGACAATACAATCTCTCGGCCATACTCTAGTCTCTCTATAAGAGTCTTTAGCGAGATATAATTGTTGGAGTAGCCGCCGCCACCAGTAGATACACCAGTTAGAGTTGGTGGAATACCAAGACCAGCATAAATACTTGTCAACACTGGGTCATACTTTTCCTTTCCTAGGAATTTATATACCTGTGATTGACTTTCAGTAAACTTTAGCTCTGGACCCCAAACCATGTCCATTGTTCCACCGCCAACATTACTGGCAAGAATGTCACGAAGCTTGTCGATAGCAGCACGGGTTGGAATAATCTTATGTTCAAGATCACCGACTGTCCATAGTCTAACATTAGAAATAGCACCATCAAGAGCAGCGAGATCTGCTAGTTTCATCTTTTCAAGCATCTTGATATCGTCAAGAATGGCATAGATCATAGGATTCGCCCAGAACTGCCAATCGTCCTTCTTGTAGAAATACAATGACGTATTGGTGGGATCTAGCGGTAGCTTATTTTCTCCACTCTCAAGTCTTTTTCTAATATCTGATGGAAGAGTGTTATAGATAGATGTATTATTTTTCTGAGCCCTCATAAGGCTGTTCTGACTATATTTGGAAAGATTGAGAACATATTCTGGAGATCCCAAAACGCCTAATCCAGCTTCTGATACTTCAACTGCCAGAGGATTAATAAAGTCATATCTCCATGGGATTTCTCTTTTAATGGCTTTTGGTAGTTCGATTTCTATCATTTCATCGCCAGCCGCACGAACTATTTCTCTTTCGTTTTCGCGGGAAATGCTTGCGTTTCTCCGTCTTACAATAACATTGCCGCATCTATATAGATAATTTAGAAATCTTTCTGTTCTATCGTATCCACCAATCTGATTAAACCATTTACGATAAAACTTCTCAACTGCTGGATTTGGATGATATATCTGCATCCCCTGAGATCCAAAGTCGCTCATAAGATCAATAATGTTCCTAACGATACCAACCCTGTCATAGGCATACATACACTGCTTCATTATGGCTCTTTGCTGTACAGGAGTAGCTTCTGCTGGACGGAAAGCGTCATAATCTAATCTGGTAAACTCAGGACGTACAGATCTCTGTGTTTCAATACCAATATAAGTTTGCTGACCATATCCAGCCTGCGACTTCTGAACACCAGTATAGGCTTCTAAGTTACTAGCTGTTGATTTATATGCCTGCTGTTTTTGATCTTCATTTTCCCATGTTACATATAGCTGTTTATCGTTGGGCATACTACTCTCCATTTGTATTGTTAGCGTCAGCAATTAGATTGCTATTATATTATCAATAGCATTACTTATCAATACACAAAAATTAGTACACACCCTGTATATTATCTGTAAACCAGTTTGGCCCCTGATACATTTTCTCATTTTTAAACTTAGAGTCAGTCGTTCCAGCAAAGCCACCAATAGTATTGTAATTAACAACCTGTTTTTCAACTAAAAACTGACGAGCAGACATATTGGCTATTAGTAATGAAGAGTAACGGTCCTTCCTGAGTCTGCTCTTTCTACCGGCACTAGTCTTAACTTCTGGAGTATCCCATCTTTCTCGACCATTGCCAGTGACGCTAACTATAATCATGGAAAGCTCGTCTTTTAATTCTTCAATCTCAAGAACACAATCTTCTAGAGTATTGTAGCTCCTCCCAAGCATTTTATCCTGCTCGATAGAATATCCAATACTAGCGGAATCAAAGAATGGAAATAGTAATATCTTATCCTCAAAATCTTTTCTCAGTCCATGATTAGCTTCTGCTAACCAATCAGCCTTTGCAAACTGACATAATCTCAAAATATGTAGGCCGTGCTGATCATCAGTATCCTTGGGCTTATCCTCGTCTATTGTAGGCCAGATTGGAACCTCATCGGCTTCCATCTTATCCTTATCATGTAACGCCTCCATAACGGCAATACCGCCACCCTGAGCGTCTAGTGCTATTTCTTCACATGGAAATACACGCATGAGCATTCTTATCTTTTTTGCACAATAAGCATAGAAGTCTGTTTCGGTCGTTAGCATGGACTTAACTTCCTGCTTGTGCTTTGCTCTATTTGTTGTCCATACATGAACAATTCGTCTATGTCCTGGGTTTAATTCTAAAACCACAATACTAAAATTATCAACTTCAGAAGCAGGGTCAACACCAAATATGTACTTCTTGTCTGGATTCCCCTTAAGGGAAGCCTCAAAATGAATATCTTCACCATTTATAGTTATGGGCTTAATTTGAGATGCTACACATGACTCAATTAGACTACGCTTGAAGAAACCCTGGCTATCAGTAGTAAAACAAGCACCATATTCCATTTGATAGATACCAGCATGTACAGTGGCTTTTGCTCGCGTGATCTGTGCCTCATCCATAAATCCGTCTGGCAGTTTCTCTACGGGCATACGGATTACTGAGTAGTCTTTCCAATTGAAAGATGGAGGAGGATCGTCGCCAAACACATCCCTCAAGGCATTGAAATCTCCACCACTATTAACTATGGCTCTATATCTTTTCCAGTACTCAGCAAAATGGTTAAAGTCATAATAGGCAGTACCAGATAAAATAATCTGATTAGAAGTTTCGTACATGTCTGTATCGTCTTGCTTTGATTCAAGCTCTACACCTAATTCTTTAGCCTTTTTCTTTTTAGCTCTTTCTTTTACCTTTTCAATTGGGGACGCTGCCACAGCGGCGAAACCAGCAACAACATTTTCAAAGATGTCCCTAGGAATAGACGCGAACTCGTCCGCGATAATATCGTTTGCTCGCTGACCTCTAATCTTAGACCCGTCACCAAGCGGTAGTGCGGTGATTGTGCTTTGATTGATTTTCATAACACATCTATCAACGTCACGCCTTGGGCCACTATTATTGTCACATAGATCTCTTAGAATTGGTGCATTCTGCCATATGGTATCCATGTACTCAAAAAGAACCTTAGACTGCCTAAATGCCGCACCAACAATAATAACTTTTCTCCTAGGCATAAATAAAGCACGTAGAATAGGATATACAGACAGAATAAAAGACTTACCCATACCTCGACTTCCGACGAGCATTGGAAACTTCCTATTCCACATTTCATATAATAGCAACGCCTGGAATGGAGACAGTTCTATATTAAGCACATACTTACATACGAAAGAAAAATACTCTGGTTTCATCATCAACCAGGATATTCTCTCTATTAACTTCTCGTTATCCCCGGCCTCCATTACGAAGTCCATGGGATTGAAGAGCTTGGATTCGTCTATATTGATTCCCAGCCAAGCATCTTCAATCTTCTGTTTATCTGATATCATTTATTTTCCTGCTATAAACCTCACCACGTTAATGTTACGTGGATCATCCATTATTCCTATTAATATTGAAGACAGAGAATTAACCACTCTTTCTTCTTCCTCTTTCTCATTAAAGGCAAGCATTGTCCAGCAGGCATGTAAAATTTCATGTAGTAGCGTGTCTCTTGTAATTGACCCACCACCACCTGTGAATATCTGTATTTTACGTTTTACTGAACAACAATTCCCATACGCATCCGTGTCATCAAACCAATCCTGCTCTACCTTAATTATTTCCCATCTGTGTCCCATCACCCATACTTCTGTTGGTAGTATCATGTTTCTACCCTCGCTATTTGATTTTTTGTTATTCTTGGCTTTGACTGTGGAAAAGTTCGTTAAGCCTCTTAAAAAGGCTATTACAAACGAGAAAAGCATTATGCTTATTGCCCGCAAAAATGATTTTGGTATCATACCACACCTGAAACTCCAGTAGGCATTTTAGTAGGTATTTCCCAGTGACTTTAACCTTCGCACGTAAATTCCTTGGCACACGCGATCCTTCTGGATATTTTAGCACATCCTCCATGTCAAATTCACAGATAAGGAAAGAAAAAGGAAAATCTTTCATCCTTTCCATTTCTGCATTAAATGCTCCTTTCTTCTTTCCAAGATTCATAGCTATTTCAGACGCACATGCCTTTCTTTCTACACATACTACATCCTCAAAGCCACGAAGAGTGTAATCCCCAGTATGAAGTGTCCCGATTTCCATACCGAGACACTTATCATACGGAGAGAACACCCAACCATCTTGCTCTCTAGTATCTTTAATAACCTTATACTCTGGAACTGGCATGTAGTACACCATCCGTCCAGCTTAGTTCTAGTTGACAAGCTCTACGCTCTGCCTTGAACTTAACAAATACTTCGTTAAATTCTTCAATAGTGCATGGTACTGATAAATCACCACCCACAGTAACTAGATCAGAAACCTTATCACATAAGTTAACAGATTCTGGTTCTGGCACAGGGTTTACTGGTAGCTCTGGTGCTGGGGTAGGTTCTGATGATGGAAGCTCATCATAGTTATAAAAATTCATTTAGTGTTTCTCCTTACTATTTGACTAAAATATTCCACATACGAAGACTCCTTACCTGTTATCTGCTTATGGCAAGAATAACACAACGTAATTCCGTTGGATTCATCATATCGTAATGAAGACGCCGATGACCATTTCATTATATGATGGACCTGTAGTCTCTTTTTACATTTACACATCTGGCACTGTCTATTGTCTCTTTTCAGTACCTTACTGCGAAACCTCTTATATTCTGGGTCGTCATAATTACGCTTGGCAGTCATGTTCTACCATTCTTCTGACAAGACCCT